CACGCCAAGTCGTCTGGCCAGTTGCGCAAAGTCGGACATGCCCTCGGCCCAGCTCCGCAACTTGCTGGTATTAGCGACCAGATCCACCGCCTTCTTTTTGAATTCATCGAGCGCGCCCCAGATCACGTTGGTTGCGTAGCCGAGCGCAAACCCCAGCAGACCGGTGTGATGCGTCAGGCTCTTCACTTGCTCGCCGGTCTTCCTCGCTTCCTCGCCCAGCTTGTCATGTCCCTTGACATGCTGCATTTCGGCAATGTGCTTCTTGATCTCAGCCAGCACGGCGCTGAGATTGTCCTGCAGCGAGACGGTGATCTTCAGCTCTTGGAATTCAGGCATTGTCTTCGCTGTCCGCTGCCTCGCGTCGCATGATCCGCGCGAGCTGGATCGTGCGCAGCAAGTGCAGCCGCACCGTACTCACAGGCATGTTCAGGAAAAGATCCGGAGGCTGGTGATACCAGCGCGCTAGACGATAGCAGTCGATAATGATGTTCTCGTCGTCTAGAGCCACGCCTGTGGATCTGGAAGAAAAAAACCGCGTAACCGATACGCGCACGAATTCCAGTCGCGCGGGTCCATGCGTTCGATGAGCGGTTGCAGCACGCCCGACAGGGCGGCCATGATGGTGGTCATCTTGCGCTCGTCGATGACCACGTCGCCTTCCTGATTGACCCGCACCGGGTTGCCGTAGCGATTGATATCGCCGCCGGTCGGCTCGCGGAACGAAAGCTCGCGGGTTTCCTCGCCACTGTTGTTGCGAATGGCGCGGTGCATCAGCTTGACCTTGACCGGCCACACTTCTGCGGGAAGCGGCTCGATGACCGGCTCCCGCTCCAGTGTCTGCAGATCGACCTGCGTCGGCTCGTCGGCGACGAAGCCCTCGCGTGGTTGCGGCTTGTTCATGACGCCTCCTTTACGCCGCGCCCGCGGTCGGGCCTAGGTCGATCTCGTCGCAGATCAAGCCTTCCCAGCGCACGCGCATCTGCCCGTCGCGGGTGTTGGCTTCGAGTGCGGCTTTGCACGTCCCGCCGAACAGCGTGTACTGCTTGTTGTTGGCGAGCTGCGCGATCACGGTCACGTCGGTCTGTCCATCGAGGTCTTCGATGTTCAGCTCGGGCACCGTGGAAACGTCGCCCTCGATGTAGGGCACGCGCGGCAATTCCTGATAGCCGTGAACCCGGTCCTGACCGGCGATCATAGTGCGCTCGATCGGCGACGGGCTCACGGTGAAGTTGCCGCGAAGTGCAAGTTGGACGCCGTCCACGAACAGGAAGGCGATCCCGGCAAATCTCTGTGCCATGGTTCGTTACTCCGACAGTATTTGAGTGGTGAGGGAAGTTTTCCGATGACCGGAAAACTTAGAGCCGACCGGTGATCGCGGTCGAAGTCAGCGGGCCGATGATCTCGACATCGATGCCGCGGTCGTACTGCAGGCGGAATTGCGCCAGCACCGCGAAGATCCGGAGCTGGTTGATCAAGTCAGGCGGATACAGTACATTTACCCGGTTGGGGTTATTCGGGTCTCTTTCCACCAGAAGATGACGCTTGAAATTGCGTGTATCTTCTACAAGACCATTGTATTCGTCCTGCCTATACTGTGCGATCAACTCGCCCTTGATTATTCCCGGCGTCACGATTGCTTGGCCGGGCCCAAATCTAGTGCCATCGTTGGCCAATTTGTGTCGCGGGAACTTGGTGGTGATTGCGTGCCGCTGATTGCGTAGCAGCTTCGCCAAGGTGGCCAACGTGGTGACCAGCTCGTAGGCGTCGTCGCCCTGACCGTACAAGTTCCATTGGTACGTCGTCTGCTCCCGGGCGATCATCGGATAGCCGTCCGATCCCGCCTTCTGAATTGCGAACCCGCTGCCCGCGAGCGAGTTCAGCTCCACGAAGCTGAACCGGTCGTGCAACGGTGCAGGCTTGACGGCAGTGAGCGACAGCGTTTGCAGCGGTCGCGCCGGGTCGTTGATCAGCGCACGCTGTGCCTTGGCGGTGTAAGCCGCGGCCCACTCGTACACCGGCGTCGGGCTCTTCGTCTCGACCGCCATCGTCGAGATCACGCCCGAGTTACGGCCCATCGCAGGGTTCAAGCCCCACGTAATCAGATCGGAGTAGAGGCCACGCTTGGCCGTGAAGATGTGGCCGAAGAGCTGACGACGCCAGCCCCACCGGCCGTTGTCGGTGAAGCCGTACTCCAGATCCCACGCCTGCAGCGTTTCGGTGTCGGTCCACGCGAGCGCGACATACTCGAATTCCTGCTCGCCCATATTGTCGATCACGGTGGGATCGGCCGGGGGTGGTCCGGGGTTCCAATCCGGAACGCCGTTGCCACCAGTGAGGTAGCCAGTCGCAGGCATGGTGAGCACCAGCCCCTGCGGACCTTCCTGTCCGCCGATCGCACCGAAGTAGTTCAGCATCAGCGAGATATCGTTGCCGGTGATGCCCTTCCACAGGCACGTCACCGTCACCGTCGCAGTCGCGACAGTCGCCGACACCGGCAGATTGAGATCGTCGTTGATCGCTTCCGCGATGAAGGCTGCGATGGCATCGATCGTGTCTGACGGACCGCAGTTGATCGGGATGTGCTCACCCGCGACGTACAAGTGGATCGTTCCGGCTGCGGTCGGCGGCGCGGTGACGACGATCGTTCCACTCGCCGCTTGAAGCGTACCGGCACCCAGCGAGGTCTCGGGAACGCCAGCTCCCCATACCTCTCCGGAGAACTGGTTGTGGAAGAAGCTCTTGAACATATTGGCCAGCTCGGAGCCTTGTCCGAAGCGGTCGTCGGCCTGCGCCTGCGTGCCGATCGCAATCGGCTGGTTCGGCGGTGCCGTGCCGGTCGAGAGCATCGAGCCGACCAAGAGCGCGGGCTGGCGGATGGTCGGAAGCCCCGCCTTGCTCGGATCGACCTCGACCCAATAGAGCGGGACTTTGATTTCCTGTGGGATCTGAGCAAATGAGATAGGCATTCATGCCTCCTGTTCTATTCGTGCTTGTTTCCCGTTCCGTTTAGCTGGCGCGCGGCGCACGCTTCTCGGCCGCTGCCTTCGCCGGTTCGCCTTCGAGCTTGACCGCGCCCTCCCGAATCCGTTTTCGGGTGAAGCCGTCCATCGGCCATTCCGCCGGTCCCGACTTGCCGAACTTGATGCCGGTCGGATGCTTCACGTACTTGCGGATTTCGTCGGTGGCCGGGATGACCTTCACCCGCTGAATCTGGCTCACCCGGGTCATCTCCTTCAGCCGCTCGCGACGACGGACTTCACGTTCGCGCACCATCTTGCTGTGCTCGTCCTGTGCCTGCTCGGGCATGACGCTGCCTCCTATGTGCTGCCTGAGAACGCGGCGCTGTCAGGTTGCTCGACCGCCACCAGCGCCACGGAATCGGTGCCGATCGGAGAGAACTCGTACTTGGCGATGACCTGCTGGACCGCGGCGATCTCGTCGGGCGTGCCGCCGGACGGGAACGCGGTTTCGACGTGGATCAAGAGCAGATCGTCGGTGATCACCGGCGCAAAGATGGTCCGGTAGAAGATCGAAACGTCGTACTGCAGCTCGCCGATCGGCATCTCGTTGTTCAGACCGGCGTTGCCGAATACGTGCTTGCGACTGCCGCGGGTGACGCCTTCAAGCCGGGTGTTGTCGGGATTGCTCGGATGCGTCTGCCCGTAGCGCGTGGTGTCGAGCATGTTGGTGAGCCACGGGTCTTTCCAGACACCATTCATGATCGCCCAAAAAGCAGCATCCAGTTTGGTTTCGAGAACGACCTGATCATTGTTGGCCATGATCACCGAGAAGCCGATGCGCGCGGTGTGATTGAAGCGGATGTTCCCGGCGTTGAAGTCGCCGTCCGGCACCATGCTCTCGTCGATGATGTAGACCCCGAGATAGGGCAGCAGATGCGGCTGCACCGGCACCATCTTGGTGCGCCGCTTGGTGAAGGTGGCGAACGGCGGCAACACCGCGACCTTGGCGAACAACACGTCGCGCAGAATCAACGTGTAGCTCTGATCGTCGCTGATGCTCACGGCGACTGGCGAACCATCACTTCCTTCAGCGTGAGCGTGGTTTCGCCGCCTGCGTTGTAGGACGCGTCGGTGATCTCGAACATGCCGTGGACTTGGTGATTACTGTCGGTCGGGATATCGACTCGGTCGCCCTGCATCGGGATGACGGAGAATTCCGAGTTCAGGATATCGAGGATGGTGCGCTGCTCCGACACGATCGATCCGTCGAGCGCCAGCACGTCGAGCTGCCGGGTGTCGAAGATCCCGCGGGCGGCGTAGCTGCCCTGCAGTGGGATCGAGACGATCGGATAGAACGTCACCGGGATCGCCCACATATCGAAATTGGGCGCATAGATCAGCGTTCCGAAATCTACCGCCATGCGAGATCAATCGTCTTGCTGAGCAATGTCCGCATGCGATCGACCAGCATGTCCCACATCTGCGGTCGCAGGATCGGTCGGCGTATGCCAACGCGCTGGCGGACACGTGGGCGGAACTTGCTGCCGCGGGCCCGCAATAAGTCCTTGCGCGAGCGCGGCCAGACGCGCGTCTGATATTGGCGGGGCGGAACGAAATCCCCGCCTCCCGTTTCCCCATGACCGACGCTCGCCATCCGCGGCGTCAGGACCGGGACTGAGGCTTCCTGCCCGGCCAACATTTCCGAGTTCGGATACTGCCGGTTCATGTCCTCGGTTTCCCACGTCCGCATTTCGCGCACGATGCCTTCCGGCAATTCATAGTTCAGGTAGTTGATCAGGTCGGTGACCTGCTCGCCGACCGGAGCGTTATCGACCACGATCAGAATGCCCGGGACCGGGATGCCGTCAGCCATCAGACCGGATACCGCATGTAGTGGCTGAGCAGGCTCTTCACTGAACTCATCTGCTGCGTGGTCAAGCCGCCGCCGGTCGCCCCACTGCCGCCACGGGCGTTCGGGTCGAAGAACATCACCCGCGCTTCCTTGTGGCTGAGCGAGCGGATACCGGCGACCGCGGCCTGCGCGGCTTCGGTGCGGGCGCTGCGCAGCGCGATGCCGAGCGCTTGCTTGAGTGCCGCCGGGGCCTCGATCGGCAGCAGATATCCGCCCCAATAGGTGATAACGGTCGGCGATTCCCACATGCCGTCGAGGATGGTGATCTTGCCGCTCTCTTCCTCGATCTCGTACATGCTGGGATCGAGCACCACGCCTTCCGGCGACTCGACGCTCTCGATATCGTCCTCCTTGACCGGCCAGTGCGTGAGATAGATGCGCGGGCTCTGCGGCGGGCAATCGATCCAGCGCCACGTCTCGCGCACGTGCTCGTAGGCGAATTGCCGGTTGGCCTCGGTGGCGAGCCACGCCGACTGCTGGTCGATCAGCATCTGGAGCTGGGCGTCGCCGCTGGTATCGACCGCCGGAATGCCGAGAAAGGTCTTGGCCTCTTCCAGCGTCATGAACGCGTAGGAGCTGGCCGCCTGCAGGATCTTGACGGTTACGTCGGCCATCAGCGCTTCTTTCGCCAAGTGAACCGGAAGCCGAGAACGACGATGCTCGGTACCAGCCCATACCGTTCGGAGAACATCACGGTCGCGGTCTCGCGCCGGATGTTCAGCCGCCCACGACCCAACGGGATTGTCATCGGATCTCGGTCTCGAATTCCTCGAACAGCGCCCGCAGCTCCAGCCGCGGTCCGGGGCTGCCGTCGCTCATCACCGGGGTGGCGGTGAAGGTCTTGCGGTCGAGCTGCCAGCCGGTGACGGCCGGGGCATCCTTCCCGGCCACGCCCATCGCGCCGACCGGTCCGACCTGACCGCGCTCGC